AACGCATTAATTGAATTTAGTGACTCATTCAACTTATTTGAATGGGTTGCAACAGCATAAGGAACAAATGAATGGATAATATCCCAGAGGTAGCAAACAGCCCGCCCAGTATTAATACTGCGGAGTTTGTGAAGTTAACAATTTATAACGAGTATGGAAACATTGCAAATGTCACTGTTCATACATTTAGTACTGCCTACAGCAATGTAGTGATTGACGGCACAACTTACTTACCACTTGGTGGTTTGTTAGCAGTTGGTACACAGCCAAGAGATTTGCGAGTTACATCAGCAGATACAAGTATGTCATTGTCAGGCATTAGCGGAAACAATATTGCAATCGTATTAGGTACCAAACTTAAAGGTAGCAAATTAGAAATCCTTCGCGGATTCTATGATAACAATTATGTGTTAACAAATACATATCCAAGATTTACAGGCATTGTTACTAGTTATGGTATTGCAGAAGACTTAGAAACTAACTTTAATGGTCCTACTGATAACTTTGTTGTTTCAGTTAACGCAAGCAGTTATAAGACTGTTCTTGAGAATCGTATTGCAGGTCGTAAGACAAACAAAAGCAGTTGGCAAGTATTCAACTCAACAGATAGTTCTATGAACAATGTTTATAGTATTGCTGACCAGACATTTGACTTTGGTATGGATGCTAAAAAGAAAGCAGCATCAAGTTCAAGTAGTACTGGCGGCTTCGGCGGGAGCGGAAGATTTGACGCCGGTATGATACAGAATACGAACTCGTTCTAATGAAGATACGACACGCAAACAAGTTTGACTTCCCTGAAATCTTAGAAATGTTACATCGTTTTAAGTTAAAGGGACCAACAACAATAAGCAATAACTTCAGTAACAGTGACTATGTTGCTACTGTATACGCTCACATTATGGCAGGTCGTGGACTTGCATTAGTTGCTGAGAAAGACGGCAAACTAACAGGGATACTGATTGGTATGATTGACTCATTGATTTGGGACCCAGACACAAGAGTATTGCGAGAAATCGTATACTGGGTTGACGAAGAATATCGTGGTTCAACTGCTGGTTACAGACTACTTGCACAATATGTTAAAGAATGTGATGAGATGGTAGACAGTGGTAGAATTACTGCATACAGTATGGTCAAGATGGTTAATTCACCTGATTTAAAGTTTGAGAAGTTTGGATTTAAGAAGACTGAAGAAGTCTGGGTAGCAGGAGTATAATATGGCAATCTTTACCGCAATCGTCGCCGCAATCGGTCTCACTGGCATCGCTGCCGCAGTTGCATCCACTGTACTTACTGTCGCAGCATCTTTCGTTGTTAGTAAACTTATCGCCCCAAGAGGGAAGACTGGTAGTAGCCAACAAGAAGATGCAGTTACTGGCTCAAGAGTTCAGTTACCACCAGCAACCAACAACAAACTTCCAGTAGTATATGGTACTGCATTCGTTGGTGGTAGTATTACAGATGCTAAGATTAGTACAGACCTACAGACAATGTGGTATGTTCTTTCAATTGCAGAAGTTACTAACACAATGCCTGGCGACACACCAGATACATTGACATTTGACGAACTCTATTATGATGGTAAGTTAGTTACATTAAGCGGCGCTAGTGTTACATCGTTGACTACTAACACTGCTGGTACACCAGAAGTTGATACTAAGATTAACGGTAAGTTGTTTATGTATCTGTTCCCTAATGGTTCAAGTTCAGGCACAAACACAGGTGGACAAACTGCTATTCAAATCATGAGTGATGCAGCGATTCCATCAGACCAAAGATGGAATCAAGGTATCTACACAGCAGGTGGTCAATCAGCGGATATGACTAACACTGCATTTATTATTGTCAAAGTAATTTACAATTCAGATGCCGGTACAACTCAATTAGGTGCTGTTACTGCCAAGATTACAAACAGTAGAACAAAGCCCGGTGACTGTATTAAAGACTATTTGTTAAGTGATAGATATGGCTGTGCTGTTCCTCTTGCTGGTATTGATACAGCAAGTATGACTGCGTTGAACGATTACAGTGACAAGCCTATCATTTACACGCCAATGGGGGGAGGCCCAACTACTACACAAGTCCGCTATCGCTTGAATGGTCCCGTAGACACTACACAGAACTGTCTTGGTAACTTACAAGACATGGTGGATGCGTGTGATAGTTGGATGCAATACAGTGAGTTGACTGGCAAATGGAAAGTAGTTATCAACAAAGCGTATGATGAGACTCCAGATGCATTGACATTTGATGATTTGTATAGCGTTACAAGCAACAACTTGACAAGCGGTATTCAAGTCAATCCAACTGACTTGAATCAAACATTCAATCAGGTAGAATATCAGTATCCTAACACAAACATTAAAGACCAGTTAGACTTTATCTTTATCTCATTGCAAGATGACTTGCCTGGATTATTGAGTGAGAACGAACCAGTAAACAAACTTGGTCTTAAGAACGACTTAGTTAACAACTATGTTCAGGCTAAGTTTATTGCTATTCGTAGACTCTTGCAGGGTCGTGAAGACTTAATCATTACATTAAAGACTGATTACTCTGGCATTCAAGTAGAAGCAGGCGATGTAATTAGAGTTAGCAATGAAACATATGGCTGGACTAACAAACTGTTTCGTGTCAGCAATGTTATTGAAGAAAAAGATGCAGAAGGCAATCTGTTTGCAAGTTTGACTGGCTTTGAATACAACGGAAGCATTTATGATGACGACCTTGACATCACTGACTTCATTCCAGCAGATAACACAGGATTGCAGGATCCAAACATCCTTGACCAGCCCGCTCCTCCTACAGTTGAACTTGTTGAAGCAAGCAGCATCTACTCATTAAATGTTACTGGCGTTGTTCCGGGTGGAGGTATCGTTAGATATCTAGAATTTAACTATGGTACTAATAGTGACAGTTCAACTCACTTATTCAAGAGTACAGCAACTAACTCAAACGGTGCTCCTCTACTAGCAAATACTTCCTACACAGTCAATGTTAACGACATTGATGACCCAGGTAATCTGTATTGGAGTGTTACTGCAAAAAATGATCAAGTAGCCGTTCGTAGTAATTCTAGTACTATTGTAGCATGGCCTGGATCTAACGTAAGTATAGCGAATACCTTTACCTCAAACAATGCAAATAGTTCTGGTAATATAATAACTACACCACCAATAACTGACAATATCGTAGGTGGTATTATTACAATTGACAGCGGTACTGGGACTCTTGTTGCTAATACTGTTATCACCACAATTATTTCTAATACTCAATTTACAGTTAATCCTACTCCTTCAGTACCATTAGTCAACGCTTCTATTAACATTCAAGTTGGTGGCATCAGGGGTTTCAATATCGGCTCTAATACAATTACATTGCTTAACTTAGATAAAAATCTTAATGTAAGAGAAGCAATAGGTGGAACTAACTATAGTATTTTAGATGTGCCTAACAATACTATTATTATGCCGATTGATGCATCTGCTAATACTACACGAAATGTTCCTATCTACATTACAGGTACTACAGTAACTTCTACTAACTTTTACCCGTGGTATCAGGGAACGTCTAGCGCATTAACAGGCACGAATGGTAACAATTACTATACTGCTAATAGTACTTCGTCGTTTAACCCTGTTGGCGCAGGAATCCTAACTGTTGCTGATGGTGAAGATAACTGGTATACTGCAATATTTGATGATTTTGTAGCAGGTACTATTTCTTCTGATGAGTCATACTTTATGGGTTACGGATTGTCAATGGTATCAAATACAGCAAATACTGTAGTGCAAATTGCTGTAGGGATAGAATATAGCAACGTTGGTTATTATGAAGTTCTAGCAGATGCGTTTCACACAACAACATTACAGGCAAACTTACCACAAGTATACGAAGCGTCTTATAGTGTATTCGGACCATCAGTAGCAAATATTACATCTTCTGCTATACTTGTAAGAAATATAACTGGAAGTGCTAATCTAACCATAGTCAAAGGAAGTTTGGCTTCAAGTAAGGGTCAAATTCCTTATTTTTAATAAAAGTATAAATACACTAAAGGAACACAAAAATGAGTCTATTACTTAACGGCGCTAAAACGATGACAATCGCT